CAGGTCGCGCCCTTCCACGGATGCCACGAGCTCCGGTGTGTCCGATGGTGGAGCGGTGAACAATGCACCCTCCGGACCGACAAACGTATCCGATGGCCTGGGCGGTGCAACGGCCGATGGGTTGAGAGCCGGCCTGGACTCTGTCCCTCCTCCCGTTGGTGCACCTCCACCGAGTTTGGTGGCTCTGATCTTGGCCACCTTTGCGAGCCCAGCCACTACCTCGGCACCGGCCGCAATCGGTCCGAGGATGACCCCGGCCGGTCCGAATAACTTTTGGGCGTTGGCGTTGGCCGTTTGTGCTGCATCATACGTGGCCACGGTTGTGGTGGCGATGGCCGCGGCCTTGTACACGTTGAAAAATGCGGATGCCGCTTTGGAGCCTCTACCAAACAAGGCCTCCAGGCCGGACCCAATACTTGGAAAATCATTGGCCAATAACATCCCCACACTTTGGATGCCCTGCATGGCGATGCCCATTTGAATGGCCCGGGCCTCCGCATCCGTCATGTTGTCCGAGAGGATCTGGGTGGCGGTGGCCGTCTCCTCGAGCTGGGTTGGCACCTCGGTCCCACCTGGTACATCCGTGCGACCCGCTGCGGTTACGGGTGGAAATTGCCTCCGTGCCGAGGCAATGATGGCATTGATCCGGGCCCTCTCCCGCGCTTCCGCCCTGGCGTTTTCCAAACGGGTTTGGTCGGCCGTTTGTAACTCCTTCATCGTTTGGAGCTGCTCTTGTAATAATTCGCCCCCAAATTGATAGGCCCTGTATCGCTCCTGATCCGTATTAAAGACCGTGCGCGTTATTTCGGCCGTACCGGCAAAAATTCCACTTTGATCGGATAAAAGCCGGACTATTTCGCTTTGTATTTGGAGCTCATTTGCCGCATCACCCAGGTTTTGTTTGGCAAGGGCCTGGGCCTCCTCGAGTAACTCCGCTTTGAATCCTCGGCCTCCGAGATAATCCACGTAAGCATCCACAAACTTCGTGAGTAATCCCGCGGCCTTTCCGAGAACCGGCATGGTTTCCTCGCCCAATTCAATCCTTAATTCCCTTAACGACTCATTAAGTGTATCAATTTGGCCGGCAAAACCTTGGGCGGAATCCGCAGCCACACCTCCGAGCTGACCGGATACCACGTCCAAAATGATCCGTTGGGCCTCGAATTGTTTTCCGCTTTCAACCAAGAGCTGAATTTGCTCCTTTTGTTGCTCATTAAATGAGATGCCGGACCGTCGTAAAGCGGTAAGCCCAATGGTTGGCTCCTCGAGGGCTTTGGCGAGCTGAAGGGTGGCCGATCTTACGTCCGTACCCATGACCTCGGACATATCCGCGGCCAATGCGATGGTATCGTTGAAAACCTCTCCCGATACGGACTTAAACGTGAGAAGGATACCCTGGGCATCGAGTATGTCCTCCGTGTTGAGTAGGGTGGTACGGCCAAGCTCTCGGGCCTGGGCTTGTATTTGTTTACTCGTTACCTGGGCCGTGTTGCCGGTCGTGCGGATGAGGGCCGTTACACGGTTGGACTGTCGCTCAAACTCGGCCGCTTCCGTGGCAAAGTCCATGGCCTTTTTGAATGCCGCAAATCCGGCAGCCGCTACGGCCAGAGCCGCTCCGACTTTGTTGATCCCGGTCGTGGCCTTTTGAGAGCTGCCGGGGACTTTGTCAAACTCATCTCGGACATCCTTGGTGGCCCTTACCGCGCCCGAGGAATCGCCCCGAATTACAACCTTTGCGTCCGCCATTACTTACCTATCTGATTCCATGCAAATGACTCGTTATCTGCACACATGGAAGCGTAACACCGCGCCACCTCTGTGTAATTGCATAAGGTACGAATCCTTTGCACCTCGGCCGGATTGTAGCCGGCCACCCGCTCAATCAAATAGGCAAATCCATTTCCCCTCCGTTTCCAGGCCGATACCCACCGGTTAGGACTCCATCCTTTTGTGGGTTTGCGTGTGCCTGGCTTGATGAGCTTTAGGATTCTTTGGGCCTCTTCTCGATCCCGCTCAACATGAGAAAAAAATCCCGAACCAACCTCGAGGCCATCCGCATGGAAACCTCTTTGTCATCCTCCGGCCAATCCTGGCAAATGATCCGACAAATGGCCGCATTGACGAGAGCTGGATCACCCACCACCCCATTGGCCTTCTCAACCAATGCGATGGTGGGCTCCTTTACGCTCACCGTAACACCCGTGGCCACTTGATATTTGGTTACCTCCGGGATGAGGTCATATCCCTCCCCGTTGGAAATTGTCTCAAGTGTAATGGTCATCCTTAGCTAACTGTGATGGTCGTTAGATCATCAAAGTTAACTCCGGCCGCTACAAATGACATTGAATACCTTGCGTACTCACCGTCCGCTCCAGGGATGAAATCCAGGGCCGTGGCATTCACGTTGGATAGGACAATGTTATCCGATCCGTCCTTAAACGTGAGCTTAACCTTGTAATTCGCTGGGGTGGCCGCAAGCGGTGTATCCAGGAACGTTTCCATTACGGTGTACCATGAGCCCGTTGTGATAACGTCAATGGTCTCGGCCGTCACGGTAATCGTCGTGCTGGACTTGATTTGTCGACCGTCGGCCAGGGTAATGGAGCCGTTGTCGGTGCTTAATTCTGCGGATACAATGCCGGGCACCTCGGAATAGGTTGAACCGTCCGATGCGATTTCGACTTTGCTGATACCGCCTAATGATAGGGTTGCCATGTTAAATAACGTCGATGGTGATTAAAGCGTAATGAGCGTAAATGGAACCGGTCATGTCAACCGGTATCCATTGCAAGTCAACGATGGTTGGATTGTCCAAAGATACAATTTCCGAGCCGGCCGTTAATGTTGCGGTCTCCCTGAGTTTACCAATGAGACTTTTGGTGGACCCGTCTTTGGAAACCACCGCATCCAGAAAACTTGCGTATGAGCTCGCGGCCAGGGTGGCTGCATCCTCGTACTCCCACAATACCTCAATGGTGAACCGGTCAATGGTCCGGCCGGCCTGGGTGGACAATGCCGCAATGGCCCGGCCATCGGCAAGCCTGGTCATGGGCTCCGCATCGGCCTGAATGGAATCGAGCGTTACCTCCGCATAACGGATGGGGTCTCCCATGATGGAAACCCGCTTGGCTCGGCTCTTGGCATCGAGGAATAATTGCCGCGGCCGGTCATAAACCTTATAGGTCGCGTCATGGGCCTGGAGGGTGGTTTCCACCAGGCTGTGTAACGCGGTCAATTTGTCCCGTACGTCCGCCATTAAATCACCGAAATTGCTTGCTGTATCCGATCCCGTAGATTGCCGGTAAGATACGAGGTCTCATCTCGGAGGCCCGGTCGTAGGTAGGACCGTCTCGGAATCCGCGCCCGGCCTCCGCGTCCGGCTTGGCCTCCGTACTCGTGAATGGCTGCGTATGGCACCTTGGAACCTTTGGTTAGCTCCACCACACCCACTCGTGGCGTTGTAATCTCCTCAATGGACTCCACCGCTCCGCCCATGTTTTGGGCAAAGGTTTTACGTGAGCCGAGGATGGACCGAGCCAACCGGCCGGTTATGATCCGCAGTTTTGCCCCGCGTCGAAGTTTGCCCTGGATAGCTCCAAAGGTGGACTGACCGCTCACTCCGGCCACGTTGTCCATGTATTTGGAAACGGCCGTTCCACCGATCCGTGTGTTGGCCACAAGGGCCCAATCCTTAAGGGCCTTTAGGACTCTCCGCTCGGCCTGGGCGATGCGCTCGGCCTGGTCCCCTGGATCAAATATGAAACTTAACTGGGTCATCCGATGAACCGTCGCAAATGCTTAATGCGGTCCAGCTCGCGCCCAAATAACTCCTCATCAATCGTCTCAATGGTAATGGTTCGGTCTCCCATGTTTTGGATTTGCCGTTGGCCCAGGCCCTGGGAAACCTCGGCGATGGCCGCGAGACAAATACGCTCCGTGGCCCGCTTAATTGCCCTGGGTAAATCGGTTGGGGTCTCGGATAGGGTGGCCCATTGAAATTGCAAGGCCGTGAGGTCTTGATCACTCCGCTTGTATCCGGCAAAGTAGGTTACCACCGCGTCATCAACCTCGGCCTCATCTGATACCTCAAACCGCGTATTTTCGCTTGTGTCGCGTCCGGATGAGCCGGCCCTCACAATACCACTCGTAATGGTGGAGGGCGTTGTGATGAATCCAGCGGTGTTACGTGCGTTACCTGGTTCGTATCGAACCGAGGTCGATATTTCGACGATAGGGTAATACTGCGCATCCACCACGTACACGTCCAGCATCCGGTCGTACTTCCAATCCTCGGCCTTGATGTCATGCCGGTAATTGTTGACGATGACCTGATAACCGAGGTATTCGTCGACCCGCTCGCTCACGTCATCAATGAGCGTCTCAATGGCGGTGGCGTAGGTCGCATCCGCGAGAACGTCACTCGATGCCAAGGCCGTGGCCTGGAGGGCCGTGAGTGTGGTGTGAGCTTTATACGTTACCGCCATTGTTCGTGTACCATTGTTCTACGTAATTCGGCCAAAGGATAGTACCGTCCGTGTCCTTGTGGCCCAGCACCAAAGATAAGTCCGCCACACAATTAGCTTTTGCGGTCCAGGTGTCATCCATCCAAAACGTGTCGCAATGGATCACTTTGTCCTCGCGGATGCGGAATGGGACTTTATCGAGGACCCACCGCTTAACCATGATGCACCCGAGGGCTCCACCGCTACACGGGAAAATCTCCCGGTCCAACCATTCCTGGTAAAACTGCCGGTAAAGCGAAATGGGTTGACCAATGTTCTTTACGCCACCCGGCTCCTCACATAACCTGGCAAAGACATTGGATGCACCCGAGCCCTCCCCAGGCTTGCGCCAATTCCGGAATACGTAATGACCGGTGGCAATGTCGGCCTTGTGGTTGAATATGAGGTTGGTGAGCTTATCAAACGTGTTGTCCGGGAGGATCATGTCCGATTCAACATTGAGCCAATAAGCATAATCACCGCCCAAGACCAAATCACGAATAAGATTGTAATTACCCAAATGATTCTTAACGCCCTTTGTCTCGAGGTCCACTTCATCCTTGTTATTCCCTGGGAGATAAATATCAACGCGGAATTGCTCTTTGGCCTTGGCCCACAATACGTAAATGCCGGCCCATGTTTCGGGCTCGAGCCGGTAGGTTGGACATGAAATAAGTAAGCGTGGTTTGTTATGGTCGGTTTCCATTGGCCCGGTGTCTCCGGTAGTAAATGAGCGGCTCCGTGGTATAGGCCACTCGTGCCCCAAGTTTCTTCATGCCGTGGAATAGGTGCCGGTCCTCCTCGAGTTTGGTGGACCCGTCCGCGGCCTGGTATCCAACCTCGCTCCCGAGTTTCACGGAATACAGCATGGACCCGTGGTAATCATTCGATCCAGGCCCAAAATTCCACACGGGATACTGAGCCTTGCGTCCGATTCCGATATGGTTGAGGAATGGCCGTTTGAGCTCTCCCGTAATTGCGAGCTGCGGCACCACCACGTCCGCATCGTAGGACAAACAAATCTCCAAACAATGAGGGCTCATCCAATTATCCGCGCCAATAAATAAAACCTTGTTGGTTTTAACGCAGGATAGCATCAAATTAAAATTGGCAACGGTGCCCAGGTTGGCCGGCCGAAGGACAAACTGAACCTCGGGATAAATGACCGGCAAATGGCCACAATCGTTTACTCCGTCATCCACAAATAAAACGGCATCCGGTTTGCGGGTTTGATCCAACACGGACTCGATACAATGTCCGGCCAGGTGCCCGTAACCATGCGATGCGATGACAACGCTAACCGTCGACATCCGTTTTTTTCGCCCGTGGTGCTCTACGCTTGGCGGCCGGCTTCTTTACCGGCTCGGATGCTTTGGCTAACCGCTGGGCCACCAGGGATTTACCAATATCCTCCGGCACCTCGAGCTCCTCTCCTTCCCGTATGGTCACGGTCCGCTTGTCATACCGTGCGGCCGCGTCAATAAGTCCAATGAGTTTCATTCGTCTCACCTATAAATGAACAAGGGTGGTGGACATAAGCCCACCACCCAAGTTACAATCCAACCAATAAAGGTTCCAACCGCGTTATGCGGTGGCGTGCTGTCCGTAACCGATTGCTTCGGCCTGGAGTACTTTGTACACCGTGCGGAAGTAGTAGTGAAGGACAACCTGGCCGTTACCGGCTTTGGAGTAGGGATCGCGTAGGAACGTCAAGCCTGGAGCCTCACGGTAACCCATCTGTGAGTAGTTACCGAAGATAACCGACTTGTTGCCCGATCCAATCGCGCTGATCTTGTTCGAGAAGTACACCGGATAACCAAGAAGCGTTGGACGTGGGCTTGCCGTGTCCGTTACGTTTGCATGATAGAACCGGGTGTTGCTCGAGGCAATCGAGATCACCGAAGCGTAGGTGGATGGCTTCATAACCCAACCGACTGACCCGGCATCGTCCAGGTAAGCGGCCAAATCATCGTCAAACGTCATTTGCTCGAGGTCACCCGCGGCAATGGCCGTTTGGCTGAAATCATCCGTCTTCGTTCCGTTGGCAAGAGCCTCCGTGATGAGAAGATCGTTGTGCGTCTTGGCCATTCCACGTCCAACAAAATTGGATAGGAAGTCAAGCAAACGTGAATCCTCATCCTCGAGAAGCTCAACGGATAGCTCAATCTTCTTGCTGTACTTATTAAGCGTCATGGCTGCCTGGCCGATGTTTGGAGCGTCACGGTCAAATGCCGTTCCTTCACCGGTCGAAACAAACTCACCGTCTGCCTCACCATCAAGCGGTACGTTAACCGTCGTGCCCTTACCTGGGATCAACGTTACACCGAGTTGACGTGCAAGCATGGACTCATCACGACGTGCGATGATGTTCTGGAAATGACCCGTTGGGACAGCGTTGCCACCATCACCAGCCGTGGTGACGTTCATGTCGGTGTCATTTGATGCCTTGATGGCACCAGCGTCACCGGTACGGATGAAGTAAGCCAATGCTTTGACTTCATCGTCTCCGCGCTTGGTCTTGTTGTTGATCGACGTTGCAAATTCCACGTTGGTGGTTTTGCCGGCCGTGTTCGTTGAGGTGAAGGCCTTGAGCTTATCATCCATCAACGTTGCGATTTGATCCAGCGTTGGAGCCACGATCTCCGCTTTGTTTTCGTTTTCCATTTTGACTTCTGTGTCTTGTGGTTCTGTGGGTTGTGATTTCACCTCCAACGGCTCCTCGACTTCCACAACCGCTTGGGTTGTCTCCGGAATGTCGCTCGTGGCTCCAATCAAAAGTGACTTCAAAGATACAACATTGCGCGGCTCCGCTGGCGTAGGTGTCAAGCTCACCTCACCAATCGGCCATTGCGAAATAAAATTGCCGCCCTCCGTTTTAACGCGCTCCACCAGGTGGCCGGCCGCTCCGCTCGAGATTCCCATTTTCTTACGTCGGACCATTTCCTCAATGGCCTTCTCGTAATCCTCTCGGAGTTTCATTTGGGCCTCCATCCAAAGGCCGGCATCCTTGCGGTCCAGTTTGGCCGAGCCGATACGCTTACGGCCCATCTCTTTGTCCAGGCCGTGTTGGTAGTAAAGGCCAACCTCCTTCACCGATCCAAAGTCAGTCTCCCCGGTGAAGTAGTCTCCCTCGAGGTCGGTATCACCTGGGCCGGTAAATCGAACCGCGTATCCTTTGATCTCCAGGCCGCCACCCTCAAGCCGCTTTACCTCGAGCTCATCTCCAAACGTAATTAGTAAGTCATCCATGTTAATGGCCTTTTCTTCATTTTCAATTTCAGCATACAATCTACGGAACCATTCCATACCTGGTCGGCCGCCCCATAATAGGGCCGCCACTCCGGCCGGTGATTCATCATCAAACTCCAAAAAGCGTTCATTGCGAGCCCAAAACCGGTAACCTTTGCGGATTTGCTCCTCACCGATTGCCTCGCCCCGTGCTATAGCTCGCGCCACCCGGATGGTTGATGGCTCGAGGCCTTCACCACCAAAACCCTCCTCGTAAAGCTCCAGGCCGCGTCGGTAGGCTGCCCGTACGTCTTGTGGTGCCACCTCCTTTTGCTTGAATTCAATCTCAATGGTGACCTCGGACTCATCCTCCTCCTCCTCATGGTCTCCTTCATGGGCCTTGTAAGCGTTGCACACAAATGACTCCATCACCTGGTCTTGCCACAAATGGCAATAACCGTGAGCGTAGTGTGCACACGTTCCACAGTTAACGCCCTCCTCCTCGGCCTCCCGGTAGTTATCCGGCAGCACCTTCATATCCTCGCTGGCCTCCAGGGCCGCTATCTGATCCAATGCGGCCTCCCGGGTTTGGTGACATCCCATTTGCTGGCCGTCATCATCCTTAATCACGGCAAATTGTCCACCCACGCCCTCGGCCGTGGTACACGCTCCTTCACTTATTGAGTATGGCATTACGTCACCGGAATCATGGTACAACGGCAGTTAATAATCTCCTCGGGTGGACCGCCTGGGTCACCCGGATACTCCAAAGGTACGCCCATCACGTCAAAGTCCTGGTTAATGGCCACTTGCTGACCGTCCACCAGGTCGTGTGACTCGCGGACCTTCCCATCCCGTTGGCTCAACCATTGCTTTTGCTCCACCCCGGATATTCTGAAGGCCCTCATTTGTCCGGACTCAAAAGCCGAGTTAACCGTGGTGTTGACAATGGCCGGAATCCGGTTGGCCCGGATGCCCTCAAACGTTTTTCTCACTTGTGCGGTGATGCGCTGAATCATCGTCTCATTGTCCAGACCGGACTCCACTTGGGCAATGGCTTTGGCAATTTGGTCCTCTGTGGTTCGCACCACGTTCACAAATTTGGACCGTCGAATCATCTCCTCCACCACGTCCGGTGCCAATTCACGCACACGCTGTGACTGTGATGTGCCAAAAAGTTCACGAATACGTTCTGACTGTGATATGCCCAAACGCGCCTGACCGCGAATCAATCCTTCGGACAATGCTTGAAGGACCGCGGCCCGGATGGCCGGCTCAATCTCCGCGAGGGCCTTATCATAGTTGAATATCTGGCTGACCTGGAGCTCGGCCTTCATGTCTCCGAGCTCTCGTAGCCGGTCCAGGATGTCTTGCTCAATGCGCCTAAAGGCCTGGGCGATTCCGTCCTCCACGTCACGCTCCACGGCTCGTTTCCGTCGGTCAATGGCTCTCCATTCCCGGTCTAATTGCTCCGGTGTGAATGCCTTTCCCGCTTTGCGTTCAAGCCCGATCTTGTAAAGGATTACTGCCGCTCTGTCCTCGGGTTCGAGAGCGGCCGTTAAAAATCGAACGGTGGACTAAAGGCCGACTTGTAATCCTCTCCGTCCTCGAGCCTGGACTTGATGACGTGGTACACCTCCTCCGGTATGTTGTCCGGACTGAAGGGCGCATCCGCTCCGCGTGATTTAACCTTGCGTCTCCAGGCCCGGATTTCCGACTCAATGGCCTGGGTGTCATCCTGGACCTCCTCCTCCATGACTTCCGGGGTCACTTCGGGGGTGACTTGCTGGGTGACTTGCGGGGTGACTTGCTGGACCGGACCGTAACCCAAAAGGGCCCGAGCCTCATCAACGGTTAGAACCGGTGCACCTCCGGTGAGCTGGGCCAGGGCCTGGGCTTTTTCGACCTCGTACCGCTGCATGACCTCGAGCCGCTTGGGCTCAAATGAGAACCTCACGCCGAGCTCCCGTAGCAATGTGGCATTGATGCGGTGGGCGATCCGGTCCGCTTGGGGCAAAACGGTCTTGGTGTAAAAGTTTACATCGTCTTGCTGGGCCGTCGCAAAATTGGCCGCCCCGCTGATTACAAACGAAAACGGTACGCCCAGGGTAACGGCAATGAGCTCCCGCTGTTCACGGGATAACTGAAGATTGCCCAGGTCCTTAATGCCCTCCCCAATGGTTTGGACATTTACCGCGTCCGCTTCCACAACCTTTGTGGTACCGGCATTTCCTTTACCGCTGAACCATGACCTCCACCCGCGCTCTATCCGGTCTCGTTCTTCCCTGGGTGTTCCCATGGGCACCCCAATGAGCGTGGCCTTGAGTAGCCCATTATCGAG